CTGCTGTATTAGTTTTTAGATATTCTTTGAGATCGTCAGTGATAGTTTCAGTGAAGTTTTCCCAACCAGACCAACAGCGTTCCTCGCATTGGACTAAATCGTATACAAACTCTAATCTATCACTATGTCTTCCATTCCCGCTGTTCTCAGTCTCGTTATGTGTCCAATTTGCCATTGTTTAGTATCTAATCCTTTCATTATACCCAGATATTTATTACGCAAAAGGCTAAATTGGTTAGTAAGGTGAGTTAGATTAATAACACTATCCTCTCCATCAACAAATTTTTCAGCATCTCTGCTTGACAGTTGTCTATTATAACTTTCGAGATATTTTCTAAACACTTTACTGCGTTCTTTACGCAACTCAATATTTAGATGTTCAAGAATGGCTTCTATCTCTTGTAATTGATTAAATCGATATTCTGTAAGGCCGGGAAGGGAAGCCGAAGCCTTCTCCAGACTTCCCTTGATTTTACATTCAAATCTGGCATCGTTGAGCTCATTTTCGTAATATTCGATAGCCGGTACGATATTACCTAAGTCGTCAACAATTTTGTTATACCAGGTTGCCATTAATAATCCCAATCTTCCTCGTCATCTGCGTCAGCAAGACTAATTTCAAAATGGCTTACAACTGCCGCTTTTAAAACAGAATCAAAAGTGTTTACATGCTCTTCAACTTCTGAGATATCAACATTATCTTCAAAAGTTCGAACAAGTTCTTCAGCAACATGTAAACGTTCTTTTTTGGGTATATAAGTTTTGATGCTATCCCATACATCATAAAGTAGTGATACTTCAGGACTCATCTGAATATTCCTCCAAGTCTGGTTCTAATAGATCTGGATCAAAATCTTCTTCAACATCATTAACTGTTTTAGGATTTTGATTCCATTCGTCTATAATTACCTGAAGTTTATCTCCAGTCCAGCCTTTTCTGAACTCTTTGATAACTTCTCCAGTTACAGGTGAGATGTATTCCAGTTTGTTTCCTGTTTTATCAACAATACCTTTTGCTTCAAGCATTTCTAACATACCACTGTATGGGTCCATGCCTGTTTCATATGGAATCTTGATTTGCACACCTTCAAAAGGTTTGCTGTATCTTGATTTCATCACTTTACAAGCGGCACGAATACCTTGTACAGTTGAAGTCTTGTTACCGTCCTCGTCCTCTTTGAGTTTGAGTTTTTTCATAGCAACAACAATACTTGATGCATATATAAAGCCTTGACCGCCTGAGATCTTGTCATCAGGGTCAAACATATCTTGTGATGCATAAGTGTGGTTAGTTGCTACCAGTGCAATAGGAAATGGTGCAATTTGGTTAACTGTATTTCTAACCAATGCCGCAAGTGCTTTAGGCTTACGACCCATGTCACCTTTCATATCACCTTTTTGGAACTGATCTACATCAGTAGGTGTTAGCAACATACCCAAACTGTCAACAACAAAGACAAGTTTTGGCATTTCATCATATTCTAAATCGCCATAATTTGATTTATAGTCTTTCATAAATTCTGATATTGCTTTAGCAACATCATCGATCATTGAAACACTAACACGCAACAATTTGTCAGGTGATGTATCAACGTCAAGTGCCTGTAGCCATTGTTCATCGAGAGCGTTCTCCGAGTCAAACAATACTACTTGGCAACCTGATTGTTGTGCATTCCTCACAATGTTACCTGAACAAATAAACGATTTACCAGAGCCTGACTCACCTGCGAACACACTGACTTTACCAAGGGGGATTCCTTTGTTGAAATCCCCACTGATAAGATAGTTAAGTGTGTAGTTGCCAGTGCTGACCCAATCCTTTGGATCATGGAAGCCAGCACTAATGCCTGTGATGCTTTTAGTCAGTCCAGTTCTGAATTTAGTTAAGTCAAATGGTTTCTGCATGATGTAACTCCTTAGGATTGTCTGTTACGAATCATTGCAAGAATGTCATCTGCTGATTTCTTTCCCTGGTCTGCTGTTGCAGTTGCGTCTGCTACTGGTTCAGCAACTGGTGCTGGTGCAGGGTCAACAACTGGTGCTGTAGTAGTTTCTGCTACAGTTGTAGTAGTTTCTGCTACAGGTGCAGGTTGTGCAGGTGCACTTGGAGTTTGAACTGCTGTAGTAGGAACATCTACGCCATATGGCTTGTAGAAGTTACCCCATTTTGCAGGATCATACAACTCTCCATCAACACTTGCTTGGAACATTTCTGCAATCGCTTGTACGCCTTCTGCTGTGGGTTTAGCAGGAAGGAAGTCAGAAAGATTAAACAAGCCGTTAGTATCAATAGCGGCTAACTGCTCCTCGTTTAGAGCAGATTCTTTTCTTGCCCATTTTGAAGTTGAGTAGTCTGCATACTGCCCTTTGGTTGTTTTTGTTAAACGGAAATCAGTACCGTTAACATAGTCAGTTGGAATATTCTCCATATCTGGATCCATTAATGCACCTTTAATAATATTAAAGATTTGGGGTCCAATTACAAATCGTCTAATTGGATTTGCTGGAGTTTCTTCGTTAAGAGGATTTTCGTTTACAAATCCTTGAAAAATATAACTTCTTTTCTTCCAGTATTTACGACCCATGTCTTCGAGACTTGGATCTTTAAACCATGGACGAATTTCAGATAGTACAGGACAAGTTTCATTCCACATTTCCATACAAGGAACTTGTACTGTTACAGGTCGATTTTCACCACCTTTAACACCAGGGAAAGTAAGTCTGATCATTTGTCTTTCAACCCAAAAGAAATCTGCGTTTGGATCTGCATCAGGAAGGAAACGAAGTGTACAACTTGTACCTTCATCAATATTCCAAAATGGGTAAATTGCGTTATCGCTTTGAGTTGGAGTTGAGGAACCAGGTTTTGATTCCATTGCGGCGAGCTTTGCTCGGATTTCTGCTAATGAGGCCATAATGTTTCTCCTTAATTGCCATATTTGCCATATTCGTATCATGCACCATGCATAATACTGTTCTTTTATTTTAATGCCAAGATAGAAAAAAGTCAACCTTTTTGTTAAACTTTTTTTCTAACAATCTTATTTAGTATTTTTATTGCAGTTTAGTCTACAAATTGGTTTAAAAATGCTTCATATGATTCTTCTACACCGACTGCTGGTGTAACTGATCTATTTC